ATATCATCAATTTTACGGTATACTTTTCTACTTACTTGGATATCTTGCATTGCTTCACGTTTGATTTCTAGCTTTTTACCATCTTTTTCTATAGGAGTTTTTATTTTTCTTAGCTGTTGCAGCCACTCAACTTCTTCCTCATTTAGCCCTTCTTCGGCTTTTTTGATTCTTTTCATCATTCGTAGCTGCCGAATCTTAAGTAGCCGTATTTCTTCAGATAAAACAAAAGAAGGATCATCATCCAAACTTGAATAGATGTCCTTCTCGTCATCGCTTAACGTATCAAAGAATATTGTTTCATATTCGCCAGTTTTCAAGGCGTTCTTATTGCCTGATGGCGGTGATGCGCTGCTATTCCCTTTATTCCCCATGGCATTCTGGTTACCGATAGGTGCGCCACCTTTATTTGCAGTACTACAATGATTATTTGAAGTACTACATTCATCTTTTTGCAGTACTTCATTCCATTTGTCACGTGATTTCCATGCTGAAATAGTTTTTTCTGGGACAGATAACTTTACAGAAATTTCTCGGTTAGTTATTGTTCCATTAGACTCTTCAAACAATTTGAAAGCTTCATCACGTCTTGGATCACGCTTTCTTGCCATTCAATATACACCACCTCACATTCTGATTAGGTTGAGTTTTGTTTTTCTAAGAAATCAAGTTTGCTAATTCTTTTCTTGTTTCATTCAGAATTTTACAACTTATACTACTAATTTGTTTTTCATTCAATATAGTTGGTTTTAATTTTGTCATACCATTATCTAACATTTCAAAATGTTTTAATCCATTATTCCCATGGGCTTCCATACATAAGTATCTATATATGCCATCGTACCAATCGGATTTACCCATACGTTCAAACAGCTTGTATATTCCTTTTGTACTTCCATCATCGTTATACCAAGGTACTAGCTTGTGCCCATAAAGTGAATCAAGTTCTTTTAAATATTGTTTTATTTTAGCTTCATCTTGTTCATATAAATCTGTTTGCTCTTTTAACCATTGATCTTGAGCAATCATTTTTTGTAGCTTTTTATTCTTTTTTTGAGCATCATATTGTTTTTTCACATCTCTATATACATTTAACTGATAAGCTCTGCTTCTTTTATTCGAATTCTTCTCCAATATATATTTCAAATATATATGATTTTCCATCATAGTTCTTATTAGGGATAAGATTCCCGTGTAATGTTTTCTATCTAATAGAATATTGATAGATAGTTTTAAATTCAAAATTTCAAAGCCAATGTCAGATGAAACCAAGAATTTCAGTTCATTTTCTTCTTCAGGTATTTTTGAAAAAACAATTTCTAATGTTTTTTCAAATTCAGTAATAGTCAGTTTATCATTATTCAAACTACTGATCTCCTTTTTTACATTGATTATCTCTCAATCATCAATATCTTTCAACATAAGATCAGCTTCAATCAATATCTTTAAATCGGAAACTTTATCTAACTTGATTTGTCCTGACTGGAGATTTTTAAGCCATTTCCCCAAAGCTATTCGAATGATTTTCTTATATTCATCAATAGACTCTGCTTTCTCCATAGCTTTTTCAATCTCATAGTCTAAATCAAATTTTTCGTTTTCCATTGTCTAAGCACCCCGACATCTGTTATGATGCTAAAAGATACAGAGGGTATCGAAAAACCACGCGTGGGCATTCTCTGTATCTTCGGGGGCTTAGTGTCCTCGTTGAAGTAGTCGAGTGTTTACGCACTCGGCTTCTTTTTTATTCTGAAACTAAAATTGCTTCGTTGCCTGTCGCTCGTTCCCATCTCTCAATAATTACATCACAAAATAGAGGATCTAATTCGAGAGTATAACAAATACGTTCTAACTGATCGCAGGTCATTAATGTACTACCAGAGCCACCAAATAAATCTAAAACGATATCCTGCCTTTTAGAACTATTTTTTACTGGTATAGCAATAAGTGATAATGGCTTTTGCGTCGGGTGATAATATGCATTCACATCATCTTTGGGAACTCTCCAAATGGTTGCTGGTAAATCTTCTAGTAAGTCGTCTTGCCAAACCGTTGTCTGTTTCCTATCTCCGTACCACGTAGGTGCATATCTTTCCTTATGTGCATAGAAAACTGGTTCATGTTGCCAACGATACTGACTCCAACCAAATGTTGCATTATTTTTAACCCAAATACACTGCGACCGAACTATAATTCCTGCGGCATTCATCCTATTTTCAAATTCTCGCTGATAAGAAGATCCATGAAAGACATAAATTGCCGAGTTGTCTTCCATTGCATTAGCATAGTTTTGGAATACAGACATTAAAAATTGATCAAACTCTTCATCACTCATATCGTCATTCATAATTTTATCTCGACCAGATTCGTTTAATTCTTTATTATCAGATTTCACCGCTACATTATATGGTGGGTCAGTGACAACTAAATTTGCCTTTTTACCTTGTAGCAATCTTTCGACGTCGCTCGCTTTCGTAGCATCGCCACATAATAAATAATGCTTACCCAGCTTCCATAGTTGACCATATTTAGTTCTAGGATCAGAATGATTTTCTATAAATTCATTCACTTCGAATCCATCTTCTATTACAGGCTTTTCGGTATCTTCTTTATACTCAAACGCAGTAAGTAATTCTTCTACTTCTTCCGATTCAAACCCTGTTAAAACAATGGTTTCATTTTCTAATTCTTTCAACAAAACAGAAAGCTTTTCATCATCCCAATGCCCAGTAATCTTATTGAGAGCCACATTAAGAGCTTTTTCCTTATCAAGTGGTAAATCAACGACAGATACGTCTATCTCTTCGTATAGGCCCAAATCTTTAGCCACAGCAACCCGTTGATGACCGCCTACGAGATTTCCTGTTCGTTTGTTAAAAATAGGTGGATCAACAAAGCCGAATTCCAAAATGGACTGTTTTAACTTCTCGTATTCGGCCATACCAGGTTCTAACTTAATTCTTGGATTATAATCAGCAGGCTTTAAGTCCTGTAACTTCATTACTTCAATTTGCATTTGTATCCCTCGAATTCTTGTTAATATTTTCTTCAATATGTGATTCATTAAAGTAGCCATATCCACAGTATCGAAGATTATATTTGTCAATTTCTTTCGGTGTCGCTTCTCTGGTCATTTCTACAATGGAGTATTTCTTTTTGATCTGAACTGACTGGACGACTCTAACTAGATCACCTTCATTCGGCTGTGGATACCTATTAGATAGTGATACGTACCAGTAGTTTCTCATCACGTGGCCTTCTCTCTATCTGAGATCAAATCATTGTAAAGAGCAGTAGCTCGTTCCTTTCCAACACGTAATCTACGTTGAATAGTTCCAATCGTAAATACTTGACCTTGACCAACTTCTTCAAAGCCCTTCTTTAATTGTTTCATTTCCTCAAAATCTTTATCAGTGTATTGTTTCATGAGTTCATTCCTCCTTAAGACAAAATAAAAAAGACCTCTCAACGAGCGATCTTATGTAACTACACAGAGAAGTGTGTTTGATTTTCTTATAAATGGGCAATAATGATTTCACTAGACATTAATGCTCGTTTTTTGTAAACTGTTTTTTACTATAGTCATTTGCCTATACTAGCGGAAACTAGTATAGGCTTTTTTGATATAATTTGATTATTGGCCTCTGACGCATCTTGGATTAGCGTGTAATCTTTCTCCAAATTATTTGCCTCGTTTTCATAATTCCCTCCTAAGATATTGGTAGCAAGACTCTGTAACATCCAAGTTTATCTCATACATTCTAAGTGACAGACTTGTGTAAACAGTCCTCCCTAGACAATACACTTTGATCAAATGTTGTAAAAAAATGTAGCTTGTATTGCTTACGAGTCTTTACCTTGTCCCTTCTAATCATTCATCTGATTTAACTTTTTCATGACTTTTTATCCTTTCGCTGTATAATAGAGTAAAAAAGAGAGGTAAGTAAAATGCCTTACTATGTGATCAAAAAGAAAAAGTTAAAAATATCGAATAATCGATTCGTCATTCACGAATGCACTTGCCATCGTATTAAACAAAAAGATGAAATCACTGCTATCGGGTATCATACAGAACATAATGATGCTCTTCTCTCTATTAGCTTAAAAAGACCCTCAGACGAATTTTTATTTTGTAGCTTTTGTTGCAAAACTCGAATTATAAGTAAATAGGCCCTACAATCTGCCAGATTTGATACCGGCAAATTTTTTTCTCAAAACAAAAAGCTATCCTTTATAGGACAGCTTCTCTAATATCTTTTAACTTAACTACAGCTACCTTATTGCTGTCGTCCACTAACTCGACGACTGCTGTTCTTTCTAAAATATTACGAATTTTGATTTTATAAAGTTCTTTTTCTCCGACTACTTTAGCCATGTAGATGCCATCTTTTTTCAATTCACTAGTTTCTAACATAAATCGTTTCACCTCTGAGAACATTTTCCATACAGGATAAACAATTTTTGATAATTAGTAAAGCATGTTCATATTGTAGATACAAACAAATCCAACAACCTTACACAAGCCTGACAACCGCTTCTCTTCCCTACCACAGCCTCAGTTGCTATTGTTATGGGTCAGATACTTATTACACTGACCAGTGTTAAATAAGTCCTCCCAAAGTCACTGGAGTGGGATTGCACTACACACAAGAACCTACTAGGTTCTCACGAGGTTATTCACCATTGACCGTTGCGTCTCCTACTTCCGCCACAGCAACATATGAACTATCCGCAGGAGCTGAACCCCACATCCTTTAGTTTATTTGCTGCTGTCTATCGAAGCTTAATTACAACGATGAGGGAGATTTCCTCCCTTCAAATTGTTTTTGTCGAAGTCCTGTTTCCTAATCTTTCGACACTATCATAATAAATCATTTGCTAGGTAGTTGATCGGTACAAAAAAGGTATAAAAAGGAAAGCTTCTGGGTAGTAAATGGGTATAAAAAGTGTAAAAACTGGCTACTTAAAAGCAACCAGTTCTAAGGAAGAAGCAAATTGAATGATGATTTTGTTCGATTCTGCTTTTACAGATTCCTCGCTCGTATTATTTCTTTGAGCAGTTACATAAATCGACATACCGTTGATATAACGATCATAGAATATCTTTTTCCGTCTTTCTGTTACATCAGGTTTATGCGGATGCTGAATTGCTGAATAGCCACGAATAAATAATTTGTGCAAGTACTCAAATTCTTGTTGTGCTTCCTCTTTCTCAATCATCATTCGTTCTGCTTCAAATGTATTATTTGCAGTAGAAGGTGGAACCAAGGAGTAAGATGCTGTTACTTTAGGCTCACGAGGTTGACCTACCCTACATCTAGCTGACAGATATGCTGAAAGGAAAACACCAACATTATGTTTTGTGCGATCCATATCCACATCTTTTGCCTCTGGTGTCTCATACTTCTTTACATCGAAAAGTACCATCCATTGATTCCTCCATTTATGATATAATAATTGTGTCAGAATTATTAATTAAGGTCGGAGGAATCCGGCTTTTTTTATACCCATGCTTATGCTAAGCTTTTCAAGTAGCGAGGTTGCACTCGTTACCCATATACATGTTGAGCTATCTGGCGGAAAACAGATGGCTCACTATTTCAATATTCTGCTAAGGACAGCCAGTGGTCGGCTGTCTTTTTTATATTTAATGAGAAGCCTTACTTATTTTTTTATCTTTATTACGAAAAATGATATTATCTATTGATAATAAAGCGTATAGGAGATGGTTGAGTGACTATGTGGAGCATGCTGTTATTTTGGATTCCCGTTTGTATTGGTGTTGTCGCGTTTTGTTACTTTGTCAAACACTCTAGAACAAATAAGCTCCTCATGTTATCTTTTTTACCTATAGTATTTTTTATTGTACAAATTGTTAAACATACCTATATTGAATCGCAAGAAATATTCATTTTTTATGTGGTAGGTTTATTTATCTCTGTGGTCTTTTTCATAATGATACTTTCCTATTTTTATAGAAAATAAATTTTTCTCTTAGAAGTACATTCTTTCGCTGTTTATATAGTCTTCATATCCACTAATCGAGCAACTGCAATATTCGCTTTGCTCTTTGCCAGTCCTCTATAAAATTTGTTACTTTCTCAGATTTCATTGTTGATCCGTCTTTATTCCATATAATTAAGCTTTTAGCTTTTTCCATCTTGACACTCCTATTCCAATTGTTAAAAATTTTTGTGCTACTTGCCTCTAGACAAGTAACTTTTTATTCGTTTGGTTTCTTCATCGAAAAACTTTTGCAACCATTTATTAAGTATTCTTAAATGGAATTTCATTACGAGAAAGGAAACAAAAAAAGAAGTTATTGTAGAGACTAAAATGACTATTATCAATCCCCTCATCCTTCCACCTCTTTCACTGGCACAGCAAATGGCCAGAAGCGTTCGTCATTCCCTTTGATTTCCTTTTCAGTAAAAGTTGGAATATGTGCTTTGTTATTTGTATAATCAGCGTTTCCTTCTTCATCTAAAAAAGTATATTTCCATCCACCTTTATTTTCACTCAATATCACATAATACATCGGCTCTTTCTCGACCTCGTAGCCATCTTTCATGCGAATGAGTGTTTCGATTGGATTTTTTTTCGAATTGGCAAACCATTGATGAAATTCATTACGATATTCTTTGCAAATCTCCATCGCTCTAACACATTCGTAGAATATTGGAATTTCTAAATTATCCTTTGCATCCTCAAACCACTTAGCTACAAACTCAGGCAACACTGGCTTTTGCTGTTCCTCCTTCATAAAAACTAACCAGTGAGTTTGACTCCTTTTATTTCCAAACAAAGGGCTATATGGTTCAACTGCTTTCAACACGTCTTTGAGTTTTACCTGGTTCTCATTCCATTTGAAAATCAATGTTCCACTAGGTTTCAAGACTCGCATACACTCTGACATACCTTGTTTTATATCTTCTGGCCAGTTCTCTTTATCTAACTGTCCGTATTGACCTTTCATAATCGAATTCTGGCCAGCCCATTTTAAATGTGGCGGATCAAATACAACTAAATCGTAAACATTATTTTCAAAAGGCATGTCCCTAAAATCAGCTACAACATCTGGTTTCACATTTATTTTCTTTCCGTGGATCTCGTACTCTTCTTCTCGTATATCCATATACGTTGCAAAACTACAATCTTTATCGAACCAGAACAAACGACTACCACAGCATGCATCTAATATTTTCGGCATTCATTCCACTTCCTTTTAAATGCTTCTCTCTTCTCCGCCTTCTAAATAAATGATCCCAGATTTCTTATTAAGGCTTACGCATCTGATTTCTTGATTAGAACCTCTTTCGTAGCCAGCATCTTGATAACTCTTTTCGTAATAATCCACGGTTGAGACTAAGACTTCCGCTTCTGGGTTAAGTTGTAGAATTGGTATTAATTGTTTTGCTTTCATTTACTGTTCTCCTTCATAAAAACTAACCAATGTGTTTTTGTTCACTTGCTTGAATATATCTGAGTTTCAATCTTATTATTCGTCTCTAAATCTCTAACGTGTTAGCGTTAATTTGTGGGGGATTTAGGGGGTGGCTCATTTGTTTATAACTGCAAAAGTTATCTTTTGGGTGATAGTTATTCTTTTCGTCCTAGTTATTTGTAGATTTGCAAAATGTAATGCTCAATGTTACACAATGTTTCTTTTTGCATGTCCGATTTTTTATTTTATAATTAAAATATTTAACTATGGACTTGATCAATCGTTATCTGTTTTTATTAGATATTTGATTGGCCTATTTCTCGCAGTTGTTACTTTTATCGCATATCTAATCTATCGCTTTAAAAAGTAACAACTAAACCAGTCTTTATGGCTGGTTTCTTAGTCTATTGCTTCAATATTTCACTATTCTCGTACATATTTCCGATGACCCTTACATAAGGCTTTAGCCTAGCTAATAATAAATCTCCGGCACACCATGTTAAGTCGTGTTGATTCCATCCAACTACATAATTGCCTTCGATTTCTATTCCTGCACCACTATCTTCTTTTCTTTGAAATGGATGATTTTCGACCGCTACAATATCCCCAGCAAAAATCTCCACACCGTTCTTATCTTTCAGTCCTGTGGATTGCATGAGTATGGTATCGACTTCAAAGCTGTACCAATCACCTCTACCGTTTTCTATGGATAAATAGCCTATATTATCGCTAAAATCTATTAATTCAACTTCATGCATTGACTTGTTTTTCTTATCCCATGCTCGAAACTTCGGTGTCATTTGCTGTCCTCCATACTCTCAAAAATAACAATAGCCTTTTCTATGCCTTTTCGTTCTTCGCCAGTAGCGCATGCGTATAGATAGCTTCTTAATCGACGAATGGCTGTACTGATCGATATTCGTTTCATTTGCTGTCCCCTTTCTGTAACTTACCATAAATGGAACATCTACGACGAATTGCTTTTACTCTGCGTTCATTTTCGAGCGTAGGTTGTATTTTATATGCTCTTTTTGCACCCTTTAGCTGATTTCGAGCACCTCTTAATGCATCTGAATATAATTCTTTTGGTGCATCCATTTATTGTCCCTCCTACTTATTTTCTGTCATGGTGAAAGGTACAATGCTCTCAGGCATATAGTTGACTTCATATTTGTATTGGTTCACTTCAGCGCCAGCGAGATCTTCTATCACGTACATATTGAACTGCGTCATATTGATTAAATGCTTTTTGTAAACTCCTTCTTCCGTTTCGACTAGTATCTCAAGCTTTTCAGAATTACTAGTGTTTACCGAGATTCTTCCAATAACCTCAAATTCTACTGTGTTAGATAATGTGTTCATAACAGCGACACGACGAATTACATTGAAGTTATCTGCTTCTTGGCTTACGTTATGAGACACTTTCGTAGCTTGACGACATGCCGATAAACTAAAAACCATACCTATAGTCACAATTAACATTATTAGTTTTTTCATTTTTCTTCCTCCAAGTATTTGAATGTTCGTTTCTTAACGTCTGTCGTTTCCCTTTTTGCATACGTATATATCGTGCTTGGCTTCAATCCTAGCTCCCGACCGATATCTTCACATAATCCCTGAACTAAGATTTTTCCATCGTGATATACGGCGATTCTTTTCCTTTTTTGATTTCTTTTTATATACTGATTTTTTTCTTTATCTGGAATATTTTGTTCACGCCACTTGGCCCAAACCGAACCACCAACGCCAAGTGCTTCTTTAATGGCTTTGACAGTGTAACCAGTTTTTCGTAGTCTCTTATAATCTTCATAGGTGAATGTTTCAAAATTCATCTTTTGCAGAGGGTGTGAGTCGTCCATTGTGTCATAATCAATGAAGCCTCGTATCACCTGAACCTTCTTAAGCTCTTCGTCTGTTAGATCCTCAACGGATCGACCTCTCATTATCTGCATCATCTTTTTTCGATATAAACGTTTTTCTTGCTTAGATAAACTCATTTGATCCTCCTTCGATTGTGCATACCTATTCAAACTGTCTGGTGATACGCTCAAGCGCCTTTTTATACTCGATAATACTTTTTATCACGTGACCTTCTCTCAGCACGTAGTCACGCTGTATGGCTCTTAAACACATAGTCAGTGTTTGATAGTAACCAATAAAGGAAGTCGATTCTTCCTGCTGGCCTTTAGCATTTTCGGTATATTGGATCTTTCCAGACTCATCACGTACGACACGTGAGAGAAAGATATTTTTGCAATCGCTTGTAGTTACGATCCGATAGTCCTCTATTCGCATATCTAACATTCATTCTGCGCCTCCTTTAATATTTTTAGTACGTGTGCTAGTGCGCTCTCACGTCCCGTATGGAACGCATTGAGCCACTCATCGTCATAAGCTAAACTTCGTCTTAACTCTTCGACACGCATCATTTCAAGTTGTGCAATAAAGTGGTTAACAGTCATCTTCTTTTTCCTCTTGAGCTTTCTGTGCCAAATAAGCTTCGAAACGTGCATCAATTTCTGCTTTCTGTTGTGGATCAAGTTCTTTTTCTTCTTGCGATTTATTGGCCCATTCTGGTAATTTCTCACGACGGACATTTTTTTGATAATTCCGACTTATTGATTTTACTTGCTGACTTTTTCGCATTTCTTCTTCTCCCTCAATGGCAGATTTACTAAATAGGCGTTTATTAAAACGATTCTTAAGGATTCCTTCTAGATAATTCCATCGACGATTATTATTTTCAATTGCTGTATTTACACCATGGATCATCCAAGCATCTGCTTGCTCAATGGTTAGGCCTGCATCTTCCAAGTCTTTTAACCAAAAATTGATATTATCCCCCATAGTATTCCCATAAGGACTACCAAACCCATTTTTTTCAATATACGAATATATTTGAATCGAATACTGTTTTAATTCAGGAGCATCTTGTTTTTCTTTGTCTTTGTCTTTCTCTAACTCTTTCTCTAACTCTTTCTCTAACTCTAGGCGACCTTTTCCAGACAACTTCTGGACATTGTCCTCCCTTGCTCTTTGAACTCGTTTTTGTCTTGCATATTCTGTTTCTGAACCTACTAATTCGCTTAGTTGGTTGAGATATATCTCTCCACTATCTAATATTTTTATTAACCCAATTTTATTGAATAGATCCATAGCGACTTTCACTGTGTCTGCATTTGAACTTGTCAATCTTGCCAAGGATTCAGGATCGTAGGGAATCATTAAATTTCCTACATTTCTAACTAATAGACCTTCTGTTTTTAAAGATTTGAGACAGAGTTTTAGATAAAATAAGCAATATTCTTTACCATTGGGTTGTTCTTCCAACCATTCGATGGTATCTTCTTCGAAAAAATCTTCTTTTAATTTGAGCCAGTAATAGCGCTTCTTTTGTTTGTCTGACAATTCAATACCACCTTTTCCTTATCCTCCGATATTCAATTTCTTGATTGTTTCTTGGTTCAATTTGATACCTTTAACATGATATTTTTGTTTAAATGCAGTAATGCCGATTAGATGCTTTTCTGCATGGTGACCGCCTCTTTTTACTATCTCTCGTACCTTCTCCGTATCTAAGCCGTTAACCCCATCAATCATCAGTTCTCTTTCTATTTCTTGAATAGACTGATGACCGTTGCATAATGCAGCAAAAGTATATTCTGTATGATCTACTTTTTTACGCTTACGTCTTCCTAATGCCTGGTCAAAATGATCTATCTCAGCACCTGTTTTTCCACAAATACAACAAACTCTGTTAATAATACATTTGTAGAAATAATATTCTTGATTTACCGGTAAAATGTCATAGCCGTTTTTGAAAGATACGTGATTCTCAAAAATATAATCTAGAATGATATTGATTAAAATGTTGGCATCACTAATTGTTGTGCTAGATGTATCTTTTAAACTTATCGTTCTTCCTGTTTCGCCTTCGAATTCGGCATAAAAATACTCTTTATGAGACTTTATCGGTTCCCCAAAATGCATGGATATGTCTCTCAACAAATCAAAAATAAATTTGCGTTGTTGCACCGTGAATCTGCGTGGATCAATAAATCGAACTTCAATAATCCGATCACCCTCGTACCCGCTATACATTGTCCTGAGTCGTTCGATATTTACTTCTTCATTTA